CAATAACACTACCAGTTTGAAAGAACATATTTAATGCTTCTTGTGGATTATAATTTGTACCATTACCTAAATCAACCTCAGCTAAACCATCAGCGTCTAAATAAACACCATCTGGAACCATTCTTGATAATACTTGTTGTAGTTTTAAATGTGTTAATTGAATCATATCAGCAAAACCAGTTATTCTACTAACTAAAGATTCAATTCTACCCTTGTACATTCTTGGTGCGCACATAGCGTAATTCATTTTTACCTTAGTATGATCACTTTTCGGGCGCATCATATTCTTTGCCATCTCCCACTTTAATAATTTTTTTGTACCAACAATTAAAGCGCCTTCATATAAAACTTCAATAGATCTTGATAATTTCCCAAATCTTTCATCGTGTACTTCTAAAGGTGGATTAAATGAGTCATCTTTTATTAATACTTTTGATCCGCCCATTGGTGTTCCTTTTATTTTATAAACCTCATTCATATAAGTTTTGTAATTAAAATAAAGTACTTGAACTGAATTTTTATCTAAATATGTTTTGTCATAAACATTACTTCTATGTCTATAAGATTCGTGAATACCTTGTTTTTGAATATCAACTAAATCTTCTTCTGTTAAATCAGGAAATTGCTTTTTAAGCTCATTAATAGGTATAGTTTTTACCTCACCACAATAATAAATATCATCAAAATAAGGTGAATCAGTAAATGACCAAACCATATCAGCAGGATCAACATAATCAATTGTAACACCTTGTGATTTTGAAAATGAATTTTTTACAGCACCAATTCCAATAACAGTTAAATCATGATAAACTCTTTTTTTAATTTCATTGTATCTATTTCCCGCAAGTAAAACATTTATTGCTTGTTCTTCTGCAATTTCTATTGCTTGTTTATATGTTAACTGCATATGAACCGCTAATTCATCTTCATCTTCTGGTAATTTTTCTGGATCACTCTCCCATAAATTAACACCAAATGCTTCTTCTGCAAAAGAGTTTAAATCTTGAGTTAGCATGTCTCTCATAATAGATTCCATATATTCGGTTCTTTTGCTGACACCATATGGATCTTGAGAGTATGCTTTTACGTCATACGCTCTATCTGAAATTCCATTAACTACAATATCTACAAATTTAGGTATAATAGGCACAGGTTTCCAATCAAGGTTTAAGAATGATAAATCACCGTTAATTGAAAGTTCATCTTTATATTTTTGTATTCCTTGTTCTCCTCTAGCATATAATCTTAATCTGTGAAATTCAGCTTGATTCACATTAAATCTATTCATTGCGCCATCTCTACCAAACCATTCAGATTCAATAGCTTTAGCCACCTCTAAACCATATTCTTGACTAGCTTTTGTAATATCGCTAGCGACTTGACTTGGAAAACTGCCTTTTAATACTTGTTCCGCCATATTTATTTTATTATTCGTGATCTTCCACCGTAATTATTATATTTGGTGAATGTTAAATTTAGTTTTTCTTTTTTTATATCTGCATTTGGTTTATATAAATGTTTATTACATGCCATTATTGCTAAACCACTACTAATTGTTGCATCAAATTTTGTTCTTTTATTTATATCAAATCTTGACCAGTCGTTTAATGTTGTATTAAAATACATGCTACCATATGATCCATCTGATCTTACACCCACGTAATCTTGTATATACATTTCAATTGCTGCAGCGTGTGCTTGTTTTATGTCTTCACTTGAGTTTGGTATACCACCTATTTCTTTTTCAGCTACAGATAGTTTATTCCAAACTTTATCAGGTCTATTCATGCTAAAACCTCTATAACCTCTTCTTCTTAAATAATACAGTAATCGAGGTTTATTATTTTCTGCAAGCATTGGCATTCCATAAAATACAAGTGCCATTAAAACATCTTCAAAAAATATTTCTGCAGTTTGTGGTCTTGCTACATATTCTAAAAAAAATTGGCTTGGAGGACAATCTTCCATGCTAAATTTTGTTAAACCATGTAAAGAACCTTTTGATCCTTGTCCATCTACTGTTCCAGATATATCATAACTATCACACCCAAAAGCTCCCATGTGCTCATTACCTGGATACTTAATACCATTTTTAATTATAATGTTATTTTGTAAATCAACATTAGGTGTCCATGATATTTTAAATCTTCCTTTAGGATCTGGATAAAATATTACATTAGTATCTTGCACTCCATTTACCCATTGAAAATTTCCAATTGAAATTTGTCCTAAACTTGCTTCTTCATTATAATCTACTTGTTCATAAATTTTAACAAGATTAAATATACTGTTTTTAGTTTCATCTCTAAACGCATGCTCTTCAGATCGTGGAAATTGTCTATAAAACTCATTTAAAGCATCTTGATCATTTTTTAATCCCTCAGCTTCATTCTCCCAATGTTCTATTACACCAACATCAATTAAATCACCATGTGGATCATATACTGCGTCTGTTGGTGTGTTAAATACTGGCATACCATACCTATCCATAAATCCTTCATAATTCCATTCCATTGGTATAAACAAACTATATAAACCAGATTTAGTTTGTCCGTTTTTATTTCTTTTACTTACATCAGAGTCTTTAAACAATCTTTTAAAATTATCACCACCTTTATCTAAAGCGTTTGATGTACTTCCCATCATACACTTACCAATTATTCTACTACCTAATCGTAAACATGTTTTTGTTACTCTCCAGTTATTTAAAATATTATCAGGTCTTTCCCATTTACCACTTTCATCATGTACTAGTAAATTAAGTTTTTCTCCATCATAACTATTATCACCAGTGTTTTTCCAATCAATAGTTGTATCTAAACCTACAATCTCTTCAACCTGTTCATTCGTCTGAAGTTTTTTACGAGTAAACTTTTGAGCCGGGACCCTATATGCAAGTTCGCTTTTTGGTCGATCCATACCATCCTGAATCGGTTTAAAGAAAAACGGGTAATTAACAGATATTGGTACAACCTTATCTGTAAACATCTTTTTAGCATCCCAACCAGTCTTTGATAATATACCAAATCTTGCATCACTCTTGATAGTAGCAAGGTTAACTGACTCCGAGCTTGCCATAAACGAGAAACCAGACCTTCTATTCTTGAGGTAACATATTCCATAACACCTTGGATCTGCTTTACAAGCTTCCCAAAATATATAGAATAATCTGTTAGATTCTCTAAATTCAGGAGCACCCACGTCAATTTTTGACCACTGAAGATACATATAGTGAGTACCGGTAATGTAAGTAGGCTTACCATTATTATTAAACCAAAAACCATTCTCCCTACGATTAAATTCTTCATCTATATAATCAAACCATTTATCTTTATGTTCGTTGGGATAACTTTTCCAATCAAAAATGGTTTTTACATTTTTTAATGCTTTTGGATATTCAATTTGCTCCCAATATTGTTCTTTTTTATCTTTAGATCTACTATATATATTTTTTGGTGCTTTTGGTAAGGCTATCTGAAAGCCTTGAATTTCATATATATCACCAATAACACCAGTTTTGCTTATAACAACAAGATCATGTTCTTTGTTATAACCATATTTCCATTTCTTTCCTTTGTTAAGTCTTTTTAGTGTGTTTATTCTAATAGGATCAACAATTTTATATAACGTTTGTTTATACATTCTTTTTATTAAACCTATATTTTATAAAATACATATATGGTAATATCATTGGTAAAATATATGGTATATGCCATATGTTTAAATGCCAATGCTCTCCACATAAACCAAAAAAATGTCTTGCAAGTTCAATCATTAATTATAATTTTTATTTTGATCTACTTTCTGCAAATCCCTTAAATGAAGTTTCCTTTTTTTGTAAGGGTTTATCATCTAGTATTGCTTCCTCTTCTTGTATTCTAGTTAATATTTCAAATGCATCAAATATAGCGAGTTTTTTAGTTGCCGCTGCATTTTTTAATCTATCTGCAGATATATCATCATCACTATCAACAATGGGTTCTTTAGCAACCTTTACTAGCTCTTCAACAGCTCTATAACCAGCTTGGATTATATTCTTCTTCTTTTCCTTGATATTCATATTTAATTGAAATTTCATTAGTTAAAACCCTATATAGTCTTTCACCATTTATAATAAATTCAAATTCACTATTTGGTGTAAAGCCTACTAAATCACCTTCTTCTATCATTTTTAAGTTTCTATCTGTATACTTCATTACTCCCATTAATGGTTGTTCAGTATCAATAGATAATTTATTAAGTGATTTAATTGGTTTTACAAAACAATATCCATCTAAAGCATTCCATTTATCGTTTCTTTTATATGCATATATCTGATCTTTAGAAACTGCATATTTATTTTCACTAATAAATGATTTACTATTTTTTTCTATACCATGCATATTATGCCATCTTCTAAATACATTATGGTGCACTATTATAGTGTCACCAAGTTTTAATTTAGTTTTAACTAACTTAGGTATAGAGATAATTCTTGCTTCTCTGTTAACATATTGGTGATTAAAAATTTCAGTGTTAACTATTAATTCTTTATCACCAATTTGTTTTTTATTATTATATCTTTGACCTATTGGTTCAATTATAAAATTATATAATGCATGCATTAATATTCAAGATTATATTCTACAGATACTGCCATGTTTTTATTAAAATCTTTCCATGGTAATACATCTTTATCTTTTTTAATATAAATACTGTATTTAGTATCTTCTTCTATAATATCACAAATAGTATGCCCGCCGTAAACCTCTTGGCCAACGGCATAGTGCATAGCTTCATTTTTATAATCTTTACCAATACTTATCTTACGTATTAGCTTGCTCATCTTCTTCAGGTATTTCCTGTATTGTACCGTCTTGTATATTAATACTTACTTTACCATACTCTTCTTCCATTTTATCTTGGAAATCCTTCAATTGTTTTTGAAGTTGAGGTATAGCGTTTACAACACTGTGTTTTTGAGATTCAAGTTGACCCAACTGTAATTGAGCTGAATTGATTCTATTTACATATCCCTGAAGTTCAGTTAACTGCTCATCAGTAATTTTTTCTACTTTTTTATTCATAATTTATTAAATTTTAGTTAAAATTGTACTTTATTACTATTACACAAATAATAGTATTCTTAATAACCTATTGTCATAGTCTATTAAGCATCTGCCATATCCTTATAAAGATCCATTGCTTTTGCAGCAACGTAAGCCTGTTTTACAGGGTTTTTAGCGCTATCTTTTAAGTCCATATCAAATGATCCGCTAATTGAGCAGATATGACTATTAGGATTTGCATCCCTAGCTGCTTTATCTTTATAAACATTTGCGTGCCAATTTCCAACTGTAGTTTGTACCCATCTAGTATCTCTAACTTCAGGGGTTTTAACTGTTCCATCAGAATTGTACACAGCTGCAGTCTTTACGTAATTCTCAGAATTACTATTGCAACTCCAATTTACGCCAGCGATTTTTACGTAAGCATCAGCTACTTCGATGCCTTTGTAATCATATTTACCTTTTAATGCCATGTTTTTAAATTTAAAGTGTTAAACAAATTAGCTGTTGCCAGCTAAATATCTTATTACAGTATTTACTGTTATTTTAAGTGTGTGTATATTGGGTCTGTGTTAACTTTGTCCCAATGTCCATTTATCAATGTTGTATAAATTATAAATGTTTCTAGTTCGAGAAAAGTATCTTTATATTTTTGTGATGTTTGTATCTCTCTATAATTAGCTTTATTAAATATATCAGTATTTATATCCCAATTTAACATAACAAGTTTACAGTTTTCATTACATAAATCTTTTATATCATTTTTAAAATTAAATAAATCTCCTCTCATTTCTTTATCTGCACTATGGTATACACCATCAAACTTATAATTTAAGGTTTTTATAACTTCTTTATAATCACCAAATATTACTTCTACATTATCTTTACCTTCTGCCCATTTTACTGCGTTATCATATACTTCTTTGTAGTTTTCTATTATAACATGTTTAGCTGGATTATTTGCTTGTATTTGACTTGCCGATAATCCCATACCATATCCTATTTCTAATACAACAGCATCTTTATATGTTATAAAATCTGCTACAGCATTTTCATAATCAATATGATCTTTATGCATAACCATAACTCCCTTATCACCACATGTTTTGCAGTCTAAATCGTAAATGCTATCTTCTGTAAATACATATTTCATAATCTATAATTTATTCCCCACAAGTTTGTGTGCTTACCCAAGAGCCACCACTTGTATTTGTCCACTTACCACTGTTATCACCGGTATCTGTTCCAGCTGCATACCAATAAGATGGTGCTAACGTTGTCCCAGCTGAATCTTGATAAATAGTTCTTTCATTAGCAAAAATATCTGACGCGCTAGTCGCTGTGTTAGAATATACAGTCATCGTGCTAGATGAACCACACACACAACTTTGATCAGAGCATTTAGTTGCATAGTAATATACTGTAAAACCAGGGTATGCAGTGCCATGTGAATAACCTCTCCACTCATTCATACCATGCGGCGTGTCATCGTTTGGATATGTACCGGATGTGTTAGTTGCTTCAAAACTTACACCACTACCACCAGAATTACCACCTTCTGCTAAATCTTTCATTGAGTATGGGGCTGTTGGTGT